GGCAAAGAGGGCAGAAGTTAAAGCAAGAGCGTTGAAAGGAGTTTAAGGACTTATGACACGCGAAGAAATCATGATGCTCGGATTTGACGAGCTCGAGGAGAGAAAAGCGGCTATCGTCTCCGAGACTGATGAGGCCGACGATGCAAAACTCGACGCTCTGAACGCTGAGCTTGAAGCAATCGAGGAGAGAACGAAAGCTCTCAATCTCGAAATCGAAGAATCCCGCAAGGCAGCCGAGGCGGTCGCTAAGGGTGCCGGGAAGAAAATCGACACAAGAAAGGACGAACACAAAATGACTGAAATGGAAATCAGAAACAGCCACGATTATATCGAGGCGTTTGCTGAGTATGTAAAGACTGGCAACGACAAAGAGTGCAGAGCTCTTTATAGCGACAACGTAGAGTCTCCGCTCGTAGGTTCTATTCCGGTTCCTACATTCGTGGGCGAGATCGTAGCAAAGAGACTCGAGGACAGCGAAATCCTCAGAAGAGTTCGCAGAATGAACGCGGCCGGCAACGTAAAAGTCGGATTTGAAATCTCGGCTCCAGCAGCTGCCGCTCACGAAGAAGGCGGCGAAGCTGTTACAGAAGAGGCACTCGTTCTCGGAATCGTGACACTCGTTCCGACGACCTATAAAAAGTGGGTCAGCGTATCCGACGAGGCTCTCGATTCAATGAGCGGAGAGGCTTATCTGTCCTACATCTATGACGAAGTTGCTCGCGGAATCATCAAGGCAGAAGAGAACGCTGTTGTTGCTGCTATCCTCGCAGCTCCACAGACAGCGGACGCTGATTCCCCGGCTGTTCCTAAGACTGGCGCAGCTGCCGGAAACATCGCTGACTTTGTAAACGCAAGAGCACTCCTGAGCTCCGCAGCAGAAGATCTCGTTATCATCTGCACACCGGCTCAGTATGCTTCTTATAGAGCTCTTCAGATGGCAGCACAGTACGGCGTGGACCCATTTGATGGCCACGAAGTTCTGTTCAATGACACCGTAACAGCTCCAATCATCGGAGACCTGAGCGGCGTAATGATGAATCTGCCAAAGGGCGACGCCATCGAGTTCAAGTATGACGATCATAGCCTTATGACTTCCGATATGGTAAGAATCCTCGGACGTCAGCCGGCAGCAATCGGACTCGTAGGCAACAAGTTCTTTGCTAAGGTATCGGAATAATGAAGGTCAAGCTGACTAACGACACATTTGTCAGATTCGCAAAGGATACAGTTCTCGAGGTTTCCGATTCGGAGGCCTCGAGGCTGATTGCCTTTAACAATGCGGTCGAGGTCAAAGCAAAGACTGAGGCGAAACCAGCCAAAGCGAAGAAAAAATAGTTTATTTGTGAGGTAGTAAAAATGCTTGAAATGGTCAAAACGGCTCTCAGGATCAAAACAACAGCATACGACTCGGAGCTGACCTATCTGATAGAAGCGGCGAAGCTCGATTTAGGCATCGCGGGTGTCGTGGTTCCTGAGGAGCTGGACGACATCGTAAAGAGGGCAATAATTACCTTCTGCAAGCTGTCGTTCGGGCTCCCGGAGGATTATGACAGACTCAAAATGTCCTATGACGAGCAGAAGGCTCAGCTGATCACCGCGACAGGCTATACGAACTGGGGTGATGCGTAATGTATGACAGCGTGGCAACACTAAAGACATACGGGACACCGGCATACGATGAGTACGGAAACGAGGTTCAAAATATCACCGAGACGGAAGTGTTCGTTCAGCCTCGCGGCGTGTATCAGGCGGAGTTTTACAATGCCGCTCAGCTGGGGCTCAAACCGTCGCTGACGTTGTTCCTGTCGAATCGTGATGACTACTCGGGACAGAAAATCCTCGACTTCGAGGGTTCCGAGTATAACGTGATCCGCGTCGACTGGAACGCGCAGAGAGACGGGATCAGTCTGATATGTGAGGAGCGAATCAATGGCTAAGTCGTTTTCGGTGCAGATGAAAGAAATCCTCGACGATGTTCTGGACAATTGCGAAGATGCGTCGGAAGAGGGTTGCAAACAGACAGCAAAGGAAACTGCTCAAACGCTCAGGAATACGTCGAGCAAGAAAACAGGCGAATACGCCGCGGGATGGACTTCAAAGCGGCTCGACAAGAACTCTTATGTCACATACAACAAGACAATGCCGGGGCTCACACACCTACTTGAAAACGGTCACAGAATCGTTAACAAGAAGGGCGAGTTCGGGCGCGTCAACGGAGACCATAAGATAGCCGATGCAGCGGAAGAAGGCGAGTCCCTTCTGCTCGATAACATCATGAGGAAACTACAATGACAATATTCCAGACATTACAAAGCACCGGCCTCCCGTGCGCTTATTCGCATTTCAAGACTCCACAGTCCCCGCCGTATCTTGTTTATATAGGCCGTGGACAGGACAATCTTGACGCAGATAATACGCACTACTGGCGAAATAATCGCTATCAGGTCGAATACTACTTCACAGATAAAAACGAACAGAATGAGGCCGCTATCGAGAACGCTCTTCTCGGCAACGGCTTTTTATATGACAAAAGCGAGGACGTCTACATCGAAGCCGAGGGCGTCTTCGTGATTTACTACTACATTTAAACGAAAGGGGCTTATCAATGGCTAATAAAGTTGAATTTGGTATTTCCCAGCTCCATGTCGGAACATACACAGACGCAGACGGAACCGTGACACTCGGGACTCCTTATCACCAGAAGGGAGCCGTTTCGTTCTCGCCTGAAGAGCAGAGCGAACAGAATAACTTCTACGCTGACAATATTATTTATTGGAGCGGTTACTCTGGTGGCTCTATCGAAGGCGATCTCGAAGTCGCGATGTTTGACGATGAGTTTAAGACTCAGTTCCTCGGATATAGGGCTCTGACAAACGGCGGCCTTGCGAACGTAAAGAACGCATCGAAGCCGAATGTCTATATCGCATTTCAGGTCGAGGGCGATGCTGAGGCGAGAAAGGTTATCCTCTACAACTGCACTCTCGGAGCAATCACAAGAGAGTACAACACTATCGAGGAGGACAAGGAACCGGCAACGGAGACTCTGGGCGTTACTTGCATCGGAGACAATACGACAGGCGTGACAATGGCCGTCCTCAAACCGGGCGACACAGGATACGCGGACCTGTTCACGGCTCCAACAGCACCGGCTATCGCACCATAACAAGACGGGGCGGGTTCTTTTGGGCCCGCTCCTTTTTTCATAGGAGGTGAACCGTGGAAAAAGTAATCAAGATCGGAAAGCAAGAAGTCCGGCTCAATAACAACGTGGCTTGGACTATGGAATATAGAGACCAGTTCGGGAAGGACATTCTCCCGGCTGTCATGCCGCTCCTCACATCTATGAGCGAGGGCGTTTCGGCTGTGGTTGCAGAATCAACAGAAGGCGAAAAGATAACGGCGGAAAGTATAGCCGAGGCTCTTCAGGGGAGAACACTCGACTTTATGCTGCCGATGTATCAGGCCGAATTTGTCGACCTTGTTGTCAATGTGACTTGGGCGATGGCGAAAGCGGCAGACGAGAGCATAGATCCGCCAAAGAAGTGGGTCAGACAGTTCGAAGAGTTTCCGCTCGATGTAGTGGGCCCGGCTGTGTTTGATCTCGTTCTGAAGGGGTTCGTGAGCTCAAAAAACTTGAAGAGGCTGAAGAAAATGGGCGAAAGTCTGAAAAATCTTCAGCCATCACACTCGACGACATCATCCTTGCCGGACTCGAGCGAGGACTAACTATGACAGACATCCGCCGGATGCAGCTCGGTCAAGTGGTCGACTTCTGTATCAGCTACAACGAGCGACAGAATAGGGCGGAGAAGGCTCAGAAACGAGCCGAGAAACAAGGAAATAAGCGCAAGGCATCACAGAACGACATCAATGCGTTCTTTGGTTAGAGGGCAAACAAATGGCTGGAAACATCAAGGGCATAACGATCGAGTTCCGGGGCGACACCACGAAGCTCGATAAGGCTCTCAGACAAATCAATAACGAGACGAAAAACCTCGATAAAGAGCTGAAGCTGGTTGATAAGGCTCTGAAGTTCAATCCTACATCGGTCGAGCTTTGGAGACAAAAACAGCAGCTTCTCACTCAGAAGGTAGAGGAGACCAAAACGAAACTCGACGCGCTGAAACAGGCTCAGGCACAAATGGACGCGGCGGGAGTCGATAAGACTTCAGAAGAATACAGAAGGCTCCAGAGAGAAATCATCGTAACCGAGAATCAGGTCAAGACCTTCGAGGGGCAGCTGAGGAAAGTCGGGAACGTAAACCTCCGGGCTATGTCTGAACAGTTCAAGGAAATGGGGAACAGCCTCACTTCTGCGGGTCAGGCGATGCAAGGGCTCTCAACGGCAGCTGCGGCGGTTGTAGCATCTATCGGAGCGGTGACGGTCAAATCTGCTGCGTGGGCGGATGACATAAACACGCTGTCGAAGGTGTACAGCATCAGCACACAGGAGCTTCAGAAGTATTCGGCTGCGGCGGATCTGGTTGATGTGTCGGTCGAGACGATCGCAAGCTCTCATGTAAAACTCGAAAAGCAGATGATGTCTGCATCGAAGGGCACCGGGGCAAGCGCGGAGGCGTTCCAGAAGCTCGGCGTAAATATTACAAATGCGGACGGATCTCTTCGAGAAGGAGACGCGGTCTGGCAAGAGGTCATCGCTGCGCTCGGTTCAATGACGAATGAGACAGAGCGCGACGCGCTGGCGATGCAGTTGATGGGCCGGTCTGCTGCTGAACTCAATCCTTTGATCGAGGATAATGGCGAAACGTACAAACAAGTCTCGGAGACTCTGGCACAGTACGGACTCGATTATATTGATCAGGAGACTCTCGACAAGGCGAATCAGTTCAACGACTCGCTCGACATGATGAAGGCGATCGGAATGGTTGCGTTCCAGACTGTTGGGACTCAGCTCGCAGCGTATCTCGCGCCGGTGCTTGAAAAGGTCGTCGATCTGGTCGGAAGGCTTGCGGAGTGGTTCACCAGTCTCAGCCCGGAAACTCAGACGATGATAGCATCCATCGCGGGCGTGGTGGCGATATTGTCTCCGCTTCTTATAGGTCTCGGAAAAATATCGTTCGCGATCAGCTCGATCATGTCTTTGATGGCAACACTCGGTCCGGCTATAGGAGCGCTGGGATCAGGTGCAATTCTCCCGATAATTGCTATTATTGCCGGCGTCGTCGCGATTGGGGTTGCG